GAAGTACAGGGGGGTACTCCAAAAGTACACAATACTAAAGATAAAACTAAACAAGTATATATATTAGATTACGAGAAAATTTATGAGATATATAAATCTAAGTGCGATAAAAAATATTTTACACATTCTGCTAACTCATATCTTATTAGAAACAGGTGGAATGAATTAAAGCAATTAGCAAGGAAAGGATTAGTCTCACCCAAGACGGGGAAAAAATTAGATCTAACAACAGAAGAGTTTTGGGAATCTTATTTTGAAATAGCAAACAGCTCGAAGTATTACAGAAATAGGTTAGACGGTCTTCTAAAAAACAAGCCCGATTGCAGGACCCTGTTATCACCAACACAATTTAATTCAATCATAGAGAGGAAACATGGATAAGAAAATTTTTGATAAAGAACTAGAAGGCAACATCATAGCTGCCATGATTATGGAAAGGTGGTGTTTTGAAACAGCACAAGAAAAAGGTATAGCACCTGATGACTTTGTGCACCCAGCATTTAACAAAGCTTACAGTATTATGTTTACAAACAATGTAAATGATTATGTAAGCATATCTTCTGCTATGGACAATGAATTGCAGGCACAAGAAATTAAAGAAGAGGTTCTTAGTTTTATCTCATCAGCTTCTTTTAGCCACTGGCTTACTCTATTGTTGGTTAAATCAGCACATAGAAAATTAAATAATCTTGGAGACGAGATACCAAAGATTGTGCATGAAGACGGAAGCATTGAAGAGAAGATAGATCGAGTGAATGCCAAGCTTATGGAAAACAAGATTACAAAAAACTTTGGGATCCCTAAGTTAGCCAAAGATATATCTGTCAATATCATGGATGAGCTGTCTCAATCGGGGGAAAGTAAAACAACAATCAAGACAGGGTTCACCAACGTAGATGACAAGATCCATGGATTTAAACCCGGGGATCTCATTGTTGTAGCTGGAAGACCTGCAATGGGTAAAACCACTTTCGCAATGAATGTTGCAACCAACAACGCACTGGCTGGCAAGAACGTGCTTGTCTTTAGTTTAGAGATGACTAACGAGCAGCTGCTTAAAAAAATAATAAGCTCAATCTCAGAGGTTCCTATGGATAATGTTTTAAAAAATAACATGGATCAAAATCAAACTAAAAAGTTTGTTGATGCGATGCAGATGATTAACGAAACCAGTCTTTATATTTTTGACAACGCACCAGTGACCATTGAAACATTGATTAACAAAACTAACTCGCTGGCTGTATCTAAAAAAATAGATCTGATAGTGGTAGATTATTTGCAACTTCTTATGACATCTTCCAAGGCTCCAACCAATAGCGACTCAAGAGCCGCATCTATGACCTACATTTCCAATCTTCTGAAGGGGCTGGCGAAACAAGTTTCGTGCCCAATAATTGCTTTGTCTCAATTAAACCGTGGTGTTGAGGGTAGAACCGATAAACGTCCGGTCCTTTCGGATCTAAGAGACTCGGGCTCCATTGAGCAAGACGCAGACATGGTAGCCATGCTTTACCGGGATGGTTACTACACGGACAACCCCAGTGATACATCATCAGAAATTATATTTAGGAAAAATAGACTAGGAGATATTGGCACCTTTGGTTTATCATTCCAAGGCGAGATCTCAAAGTTCTCTTCTACGCTAGATGAGATATTTGGGGGCAGCAATAAAGTTAAAGACCTATACGAGCAAATATGAATCAAGAAGAAAACTTTCATCAAATGCTTAGGGATATCATTCCTAAGATTCAAGAAACAAGAATCAACGTACTCAAAGCAGAAGCTAATCTTAAAAAAGTTTTTTGGATTCAGTTATGCATAGCCAAGGACGACGGGGAAAGAAGTTACAACGCACAAAAATCTAAAGCTGAAGCATCAGAGGATTACTACACAGCATCTATGGGAGTGGCAACAGCCAAGGCTAGTCTTGATGCATTGCAGACAGAGAAGGCTGCGGTTGACATGCAGTTTGAGGAATGGCGTACCAAGATGGCTAACCTAAGAATGGAGAGATCTAGGTATGGTGCTTAAAGGTAAGGCACCAAACAAAGAGGAGAGAGACTGGATGGATTCAATTGCAAACCTAGGATGCATAGTTTGCTGGGACCAACTTGATACTTACAGCCCAGCCGAGGTGCACCACATTGATGGCAAAACAAAACCCGGAGCACACTTAAACACAATACCTTTATGTTTTAGACATCACAGGGAGGGAGTCAACAATGATATGTACGTCTCCCGCCACCCATACCTTCATGAGTTTGAAAAAAGATATGGGACACAACAAAGTTTATTAACCAAAACCAAGGAGCGTTTATGAAATGTTGGCACTGTAATACTGAATTAATTTGGGGCGGAGACCATGATATTGATGAAGAGAATGAGAACTATTCTATGGTTACAAATTTAAGCTGTCCCAGTTGTGAAAGTTTTGTTGAGGTTTATTTAAAAAAAACCAAGGAGAATATTAATGATTGAAATAATTTTAGATTTCATGATTGTGTTAGTAGGTTTAACTGTTATTTATTTAATTGTCACCGACGATGACAACCACCCACTTTAACAATGTATTTATTTATGAGAGAAGACGAAAAAGATAATATAAACCCGAATCATTATCGCACTGGAGACATAGAGTGTATCGATGCAATCGAAGCCAGCATGACAAAAGAAGCCTTTAGGGGATACTGTAAAGGAAACATATTAAAATATGTTTGGAGATACGAAAACAAAAATCTAGAAGAGGACCTAAAAAAATCTCAGTGGTATACAGCAAGACTTATTAAGAGTTATGAAACATAGAAATGATATGGGGCACATTGATGTTGCTGGATACGCTAATGCAATTGGCAAACTTAAAACACATAACGAAAGAATCAACTATATGTCTGACCTTACTTTAGGTTTTCAACAGTTATGTTATCTTTTGTCTATGCAGATGTCCTTGCCCGAGACTATTGCTAACCTGCCATCCCGGGAGGAAAGACAAAAGGCTTGGGAAGAGCTGCCCGAGAACTCAATGAAGGACATGGTTAAGCATAGAGTGATAACTATATTTAAAAAAGCGAGGTGATCTAAATGCCGGGAATGAGAGGAAAAGGAAAAAAGAAAAAGAAAGGTGGAAAGAAAAAATCAAGAGGTTGATTGGACTGACTACTTCAATTCTATAAAGACAGTATGTCCGCATAGCATTGAGTCCTTTGAAAGGAGCAGGGTAAAACTTGTTCCTTTTTTTAATTTACTTAACGAGCCGACGTGGATTAACTATGCATATAAATTTGATGCATTGCTTTTTATAGGTGATAATAAAGTATCACTAGGTTTATTAAAAAACCTTGTAGATTATTTGGAGACTGTTTATAAAGATCTAGAATTTTTTTATTCATATCCATATGAGGGTAAATACTCAACCCCAGTGCCGTGTTTGATTGTACAAAACAAAACAATATTAAACGCAGCAAGAAAAGAGTATAAAAAAAAACTAACGGAGTGAACTGTTGGCACAGAAAACCACAAAGAGAAAATTTTCTAAGGTCCGAAAGACCAAGAGTGGCGTTCCACTTAAATACTTAGCCGGTTTAACCGGGGAAAAAAGAAAACAGCGAGAGAGAGAAATACTTAAAGCTAAAAGGCAGTATAAATCAGGAAGCTTATCTAGATCCTCAATGAACCGCCTAGCTAAATCAAGGGTAAAAGATGGCAGCAAAAAGAAAAAGTAGTACCGATACAACTCTTAAGAACATGTCAAAAAAATACAACGTACCCGTTGGTATTTTAAAACAGGTTGTAAGAAGGGGCAGAGGTGCTTTTTATTCTAGCGGATCTAGACCCGGACAGACCCCAACATCTTGGGGCGTTGCAAGAGCTAGATCTTTTGCATCGGGCAAAGGCGGGGCAAGAAAAGCTGACGCAGATCTTTGGAAGAAAGTTAAAGCAAGGAGAAAATAATGGCTGCTGGTGTTAATCATTATTTAAAAGACGGTACGGTTTGGAAAGGCTCTTATCATAAAATGCCAAATGGTAAGTTGCATACAAACAAAAACCATACCAAAACAAGCAAGCCTTTGTTTCATTTTGGAGATCTAAGCAATAAAGCCAAGGTTAAAGCTAGGAAAAGAAAATAATGGCTACAGTAAAAGACGCAAAGAGAGTCTCGGGTGGAGTAGAGTACAGGGGTAAGAAGTATCCCGGATTTAATAAGCCAATGCAGTACCGTGGTTCCGGCAATTACAAACAAACCGTCCTTGCAAAGAAGGGCGACAAGATTAAGGTAGTGAATTTTGGACACAAGGGTTATGGTCATAATTATAGTTCTGAGGCTAGGAAGTCCTATCTTGCACGATCTGCTGGAATTAGAAACAAAAGTGGCGGGCTTACCAAGGACGATAAATTCTCGGCAAACCACTGGGCAAGAAAAGTTTTATGGGCTGGAAAGGGAAAAAGCAAAAAGTCTCCACCAAAAAAATGATCCTATACACTGAGAAGCAACTCAGAGATGCTTATCACAATCACAAAATACTTTTAAAAAAAAACAAAATTGATGTGCCAACATTAGAAGAGTTTAGATTAATTTTTGAGGACTACTACAAAAATTATTATGGAGGGCAGGGTGAGCAAAAAAAATATATTAATTGAAGAGCTGAGGGGTGCTGGAATGTCAGACCCAGTTGTCAAATGGATCCCAAGAAATCCTATGGGTAGAAAAACTGGCAAGGTTACTGGATGGGTTTATCGTGAGTATGAGGAAAAGCTTTGGAGAAAACTTGGGGATAACTTCGAGGA